ACGGTGGCCTACTCCGGCACGGGCGCGCAACGTCGGGATCGGCTGCAATGACCGCCGACATCGTCGTCGGCGGACTAGGCGGCGACGGCCCGATCGTCACCGCCGGTCTCGGTCTGAGCGGCGCCGCCGACCCGAACGCGATGCGTGCCGCCCTGAGCGGCGTGGGCGCATTCTCAGCGACTTTGACGGCGGCCGGTAGCCCTGACATGGCGGCGGGCCTCAACGGCTCCAGCGCGCTCACAGCGACGCTGACCGACGGCAACGCGGTCGACGTCCCAGTCGGCAAACCTGGCGGTCGGCGGTTCTGGGGCGCGAGCCTCACGCCGCCACCACTGCCGCGGCCGATCCCCGGCGCACTGGCGGCGCACATCGTCGGCACGTCCACGCTCACCGCCGACCTCGACTTCACGATCGACTTCGACGACGAACTCCGGCAGTTGATGCTGCTCGGGGTCGTGTGAAAGGAAACCCATCCAATGGAGCGACGCGAGACACGCGTAACCGACGCGATGCAGATGCGTGCGGAGGAAACCAGCGACGGCCTGACGCTGCGCGGGTATGCCACCACGTTCAACAGCGAGTACGAGATCACTGACGCGCTCGGCACCTACGTCGAACGGGTCGCCCCCGGCGCGTTCACCCGCACTCTCGACCACGGCGCCGACGTGCGGCTGCTGATCAACCACGACGGGCTGCCGCTGGCACGCACGAAGTCGGGCACGCTCGCGCTCCAGCAGGACGACACCGGGCTTCTGTGTGAGGCACGCCTCGACGGCGAATCCCCGCTGGTGCGGTCGCTGAAGTCGGCGATGGACCGTGGCGACGCCGACCAGATGTCGTTCGCGTTCCGCGTCACACAGCAGGAATGGAACGACGACTACACCGACCGCACGATCCGCGAGGCGCAACTGTTCGACGTGTCGGTCGTCACCTACCCGGCGAACCCGGCGACGAGCGTGTCGCTGCGGACGGCGGCGAGCCTGCGCGGACTCGACGAACTGCCCGAGGACGCCGACCCCGAGTTCGTGCGGCAGATGCTGCGCGGCGAGATCCCGTCGGCCCCGGTCGACCTGACGTGGCAGCGGCTGCGCGCCGCCGCCCTCACCCTCTGAACCCCCGAGGCGACATCCGCTTCGGGCAACCTGCCGCACCCGGCGCCGAACCCGCCTGCGAGGGCACTTCGGGACGAGCCACTACGGCGACCCCTTCACAACTACCCCGTTAGGAGCGAGCAGATGGATCTGCTTGGAAAGATGCGGGAGTCGCGTGCGGCCAAGAAGGCCGAACTGGACGCGATCCTCGCCAAGGAAACCCCCGAGGACGGCGACGCAGCCCGCGCCGACGGCCTCATCGCCGAGATCCGCGAAGCCGATGAGCGCATCGCGGCCTACCAGGAGATGACCGAGCGCGAAGCGAAGGCCATCGAGAACAAGGTCGAGACTGGCGCCGAGGAGCCCGTTGTGCGCGGTTCCGCCGTTGTCACCCGCGAGGAGCGGATGTACGACGTCGAGAACCAGAAGCGCGGCGTGTCGTTCGTCGCCGACGTGGTCAACGCGCAACTGCGCGGCGACCTCGACGCAGCCCAGCGTCTCCAGCGCCACATGGCCGAGGAGCGCGCCGAGGGCGTGGAACTCCGCGACGTCGGCACCGGCGCTTTCACCGGGCTGACCGTGCCGCAGTACCTCACCGACCTCGTCGCCCCGCCGAAGCGCGCCATGCGCCCGATGGCCGACCTTGCCCGTAAGCTGGCACTGCCGGCCGACGGCATGACGGTCAACATCTCCCGCATCACCACCGGCACCGCCACCGCCGTTCAGGCGACGGAGAACGCCGGTGTGCAGGAGACTGACGCCGACGACACCCTGCTGACCGTGGACGTTCGCACGATCGCGGGCCAGCAGGACATCTCGGTGCAGGCGTTGCAGCGCAGCGTCGGCGCCGACGCGGTGATCATCGCGGACCTCCAGAACGCCTACCACACGGCGCTGGACTCGCAGATCATCAACAACGACGGCACCTCGGGCACCCACAAGGGCATCCGCAGCACCTCGGGCATCGTGTCGGTGACCTACACCGACGGCACCCCGACCGCGGCCGAGGCATACCCGAAACTGTTCGACCTGATCTCGCAGATCCAGTCGGGCGTCTTCGGTGGCGCCACTCACCTTGTGATGGCTCCGCGCCGTTGGAACTGGTTCGCCAGCCAGGTCGGCACGTCGTTCCCGTTCCTCCAGCCGAACAACGTCTCCAGCGTGAACGTTGGCGGCGAGATCTCCAGCAACACCTACGGCGGCGTCGTCGGTGTGCTCGCGGGCCTGCCCGTGGTTCTCGACGGGAACATCCCGACCAACCTGGGCGCAGGCACCAACGAGGACGTGATCCTCGGCGTGACCGCTGACGAGTTGTTCCTCTGGGAGCAGCCCGGAAGCCCGCTGCTGATCCGTGCCGAGCAGACCGCTGCCGGCAACCTCACCGTCAAGCTGGTTGTCTACGGATTTTCCGCCTTCACCGCGGGACGGTATCCGCTGGCACACGGCACCATCGGCGGGACCGGATTGGTCACGCCTGCATTCTAAAACCGGCATCACGCTTCCGGTTCGCTACCGGATGGAAGCCCAGTGGGGCGCACTCACCTTCCGAAGTGCGCCCCACTGGCACCCTCGGGAGGAAACCCAATGAAAAACTGCGGTATCTGCGGCGCGACACTCGACAGTCGTCGCAAGAAGTACTGTTCGGAACGATGCATACGGGCCAAACGCGCCGCTACTGCGAGGCAGTGGCGTAGTGACAACCTCGCGCTCGCCCGCGAGCGTACCCGCGCTTCGATGAAGAAGATGCGGGAGACGAAGCCGCTCTACGTCAGTGTTGCCAAGCGTGCGTGGCGCTATGGCATAACTGCTGAACGATTCACAGAGATGCTGGACGAGCAGGGATGGTCGTGCGCGCTCTGTCGGTGCAACCTTGACTTCCGTACGGCACTTGTTGACCACGATCACGAATGCTGCCCTGAGAGAAAAGCGTGCGGCAAGTGCGTGCGCGGGATTCTTTGCAACCGTTGCAACGCGATGCTCGGCATGGCGCTTGACGACCCCGACCGACTTCGGCGAGCCGCCGAATACCTCGAAAGGAACACAGCCCATGTCAGTTGACCAGGCTTACATCGACGCACTGCTGCGGGAGCGCCGCGGTTACGAGATCCACGGCAAGGCAGACCGCGTCAAGGACGTCGACGCCGCGCTTGCCGCCGCCGGTTACACCCGGCCCGAGGCGAAGAAGGCCGCGCCGAAGGAGCGCGCCGCCAAGCCCGTCAAGACTGAGACCCGCGACGCCTGATCATGGCGACGATCCCGCTGACCTACGACGTGGCGACGGTCGGCTACGACTACGCCACCGGCGGGTATGACGCGCTGTCGTTGAACACGCAGCCGTCGGCGATGTCGCAGGGCACCGCCACCGCTGCCACCATCACACCTGCTTAGGAGCATCATGGCGATGATCGACCTCGGTGACGTGGTGCCGCTGTCGGTGCAGGTGCGCGACGCCAACGGCACGCTCGCCAACGCGGGCGCGATCACGTTGACGGTGACGCTGCCGGACGGCACGTCGACGGTGGTGTCGACGGCGAACCCGTCGACGGGCAACTACACGGCCGCCTACACGCCGACGGTGGCGGGCCGCCACGTCGTGCAGTGGGTGGCTACCGGCGCGAATGCGAGCGCCTTCTCCGACGCGTTCACCGTGATCGACCCGTCCGAGCTCGGCCTGGTCGGACTTGACGATGTGAAGCGTCACCTGAACATCACCAGCACCACCAGCGACGAGGAGTTGCGGTCGGTGTTGTCGGCTGCCACGTCGGCGGCCGAGGACTACCTGCGGCGTCCGCTGCGGCGTGCGTCGTCGACGCAGACGTTCTATACCCGCAGTGGCAACGGTCGCGGCCTGGTACTTGACCGCACAGATGTGGCGTCGATCGTCGAGGTTGTTGAGGACGGCGTGACGCTGACCGCCGACGACTTCGACGCTGACCTCGCTGCCGGCGTGGTGTGGCGGTCGGATTGCCGCGAATGGTGCTACCCGACGAGCGTGGAGTACGCCACCAACGGCATCAACTCCCCGGCGCTGCGGCAGGCGGTGCTGGAGTTGACACGGCACCTGTGGGAGACGCAGCGCGGTTCGATGCCGATGATGCCTCGCGGCGTCGACGGCATGGATGCGTTCAACCCGGCGATGTCGTATTCGCTGCCGCGTCGTGTGACTGAGTTGCTTGCCCCGTACCGGATGCCGCTATGACGGCGTCGATGTGGCCGCAGGTGACGTCGGCGCTGCGGACGGTGTTCGACGCTGCTGTCGACGTCGACGTGTTCGACGGCATCCCCACCACCTACGAGCAACTGGCCGCCGGTGTGGCGGTCGGCGTGGACGCCGCCTACGACGAGGGGTCGTCGGGCAACATCCGGCAGGAGTGGCGCGACGCCGGACCCGCGCCGGACGCTCACCGCGAGGAGTGGGGCGAGGTCGTCTGCACGGTGTGGGTCCAGTCCGGCGACGACGATCTGGCGGCGGTGCGTACCGCCTGCTTCGACATCCTCGACGACTGTCTCGACTCGTTGCACACAGTGTCCGTTCTCGGTCTGCCGCAGGTGTTGAGCGTGCGCGGGCTGTCGACGGCGAGTCCTGTGCAGCGACGCACAAGCCGCGGCGTGGTGTGTGAGGTGGCGTTCCGCGTCGCCTACTACGCCGTATTCAACTAATCCCAGAAGGAGGCGCGGCATGGCCCGCGAACTACGCAACATCTCAGGCCAGACGCTGTGGGTCGATGACCGCGGCGGTCTGGTCAAGGTCGAGGCCGACGGCATCTACAAGGTGCTCGACGGCGACGACCGCTACTTCCAGACCGGGGACACCGGCGAGGCTCCCATCTGGGAGGAAGTCACCAAGGCCGCTAAGGCCGCAACCAAGAAGGAGAACGGCTGATGGCGATCGGCAGCGGCCTGGGCAGCCAGGTCGGATTCAGCACAGAGAGCACTTGGGGCACCCGTGTGGCCCCGGCGAAGTTCGTGCGTGGCACCGCGTATGCGGCGAACCGGGCGCAGAACCGGGTGCAGGGCGAAGGCTTGCAGGCAGGCGTGATCGGCAATATCGGCGCGCACTACGTCGAGACGACTGAGGCCGGCGAGGGGTCGCTGTCGTGCGACATCCAGACCAGCGGCTTCGGGCCGCTGTTCCAGGCGCTGACCGGCGGCACGTCCACGATCGTGCAGCAGGCGGCAACCGCGGCGTGGTTGCAGACGCACACCCTCGGCGATCCCGTCAAGTCGCTGACGGTACAGGTCGGCACCCCGTACCGCACCGGCACCGTGTTCGTGCAGGAGCTGCAAGGCGCGAAGGTGACCAGCGCGGAACTGTCGTGCAGCGCCGACTCGATCCTGACCGGGTCGTTCAACTTCGACGCGAAGAAGTACGACTCCAGCCAGACGCTCGCCACCGCGACGTATGTGTCGGCGAAGCCGTTCCACGGTAAGCAGATGGCGGTCAAGACCGGCAGTTACGGCGCCGAGGCCGCGGTGTCCGGCGTGCGTAGCGTGTCGCTGTCGTGGAACAACGCGTTCGACACCGAGGACTACACCGCAGGGTCGACCGGGCTGAAGGCCGAGCAGATCCGCAACGGCGTGGTGAGCATCACCGGGTCGCTGACGGTGGACTGGCTGACGACCACGAAGACCGCGTTCGAGGATCTGCGGGTCGCCAACACCAGCACCAGCCTCGTTCTGAAGTGGACGGGTGCGCTGATCGCGTCGACGTACTACGAAGACCTCGAGATCTGCCTGCCGGGCGTGTTCTTCACCGGCGACGCGCCGAGCATCAACGGCGCCGACGTGGTCACCGCCGACTACGGGTTCGAGTGGAAGTACGACGGCACGAACTTGCCGTACGTGAAGTACATGTCCACCGACGCCACCAGCATCGGCTGACAAACCACCGGCCCCGCATCGGTGTGGGCAACCCTCTCGGCCCACGGCGGCCGGTGCGGGGTCGGGCGCTTTGTCACACCCATCCTTCGAGAGGACCACGAGAGGAATACGAGATGGCACAGTTCAAACTCACGCTCGGCGAGGACTCATGGGTCCTCGACCTGGGCACCATGAAGATCAGCGAGGCCGAACAGTGTGAGTCGCTGACCGGCTGGGACATCGAGAAGTGGCGCGACTCCCTGGTCGACAACCGCGCCCGCGCCGTCAAGTTCGCCGTCTACCTGGCGCGCACCCGCGCCGGCGAGCAGGTGTCGTGGAAGGATCTCGACTTCGACCTGGCCGCGCTGGACTGGACTTTGCTCGACGAGGACGGCAACGAGGTGCCGCCTCCGGACCTCGGCGTGACCGAGGAGGACGCGGCGGCGGTCCCTACTGGGCAGCCGGGGGAGACAGACGCCCCGGCATAGCCGATGAGGTGCGCGGCTACGGTCCGCTGATGCTGCACGTCTACGGCGTCACGGAGGACACGATGCTGCGCGACTGGACGGTTGGCCAGTTCCGCGCCTACCGCGACTTCGCGCTCGAGCTGATGAAGAACAGGCAGGTGATGTGATGCCGGCGGGCGGGTATGTGATAACCAGCGACGACGTGAAGAACCTCGCCAAAGTGCTGCGTAAGGTCAGCCCCGAGTTGGGCCGGGACATGCGCCGCGGCGTGCGTGAGGCTGCCAGGCCGGTGCTGACCGACATGAAGTCGACGATCGGCGGTAACGCCATGTCTGGCGGTGGTGGTGGTGTTCACGCCTACGACGGCCCGACGGGGCCGGGTGGCATCACGGCGAAGATGCAGAAGAACGTGCGTATCCGCGTCTCGGGCGGCAAGGTTCGCATCTACGTCCCCGCCGCCGGTTCGATCGGCAAGATCGCGGCGTCGATCGACGCTGGCAAGTCGTGGCGGCACCCGGTGATGGGTAACCGCTATGCGTGGGTGTCGCAGACGGGTAGCGCCTCTGGCTGGTTCACGGACACGGCGGTGAAGCACTTCCCGCAGGTGTCGCGTGATGTGAAGGACGTTCTCGACGAGTTCGCGGCCAAGGTCGCGGCGATGGTTTAGGAAGGCAGGACTGTGGCAGGCACGCAACTGTTCTTCGACATTCTCGCCCGCGACCATGCGTCGGCGACGTTCAACAAGGTCGGCGCCGCTGCCGACGCGTTGGGCAAGCGCACCGACCGCGCATCGCGTTCGCACCAGGCGTTCGGCAAGATGGTCCGCTGGACTGGCGGCATCCTGTCGGCCTACGGCGTCGGGCAGTACCTGAAGTCGAGCGTGCAGGAGTACGCGAAGGCCGAGGCGGCGCAGAACCGGCTGGGCAACTCGTACCGCCGGTTCCCGAAGATGCAGAACGCCACGCTGCAATCGTTCAAGGATCTGAACAAGGAGCTGATGCTCCACACCCAGTTCGACGATGACGACGCCGCGGCGATGCAGGCGAACCTGGGACGGTTCGACCTGACCGGCAAGCAGATCCAGAAGTTGACGCCGCTGGTCGCGGACCTGGCGCAGGTGCAGGGCACCGACCTCGTCAATGCCGGTTCGGCGATGGGCAAGGCGTTCCTCGGCAACACTCGCGCGCTGAAGGCGCTCGGCATCTCCTACACGGCCACCGGCAACAAGGCCAAGGACTACCGCAACATCGTCGACCTGATCAACAAGAAGGTCGGCGGGGAGTCCACGAAGGCCAACCAGACCGCCGCCGTCAAGCTGAAGATGCTTGAGAACCAGTGGGGCGAATTGAAGGAGACCGTCGGCCAGGCGGTGCTCCCGGCGTTCAACAAACTGGCGGCGGTGGCGGGTCCGGCGATCACGGACCTCGGCGAGGCCGTGCAGCGCAACATGCCGCAGATCGAGCAGACGTTCCAGGATGTGTGGCGTGCGGCGTCGAAGTTCGGTGGGGCGCTCAAGGGCATCTGGGACGGCTTCTCGTCGATGCCGCCAGATGTCCGCAACGTGCTGCTGACGTTGGCTGGCGGGACGTGGGCGTTCGGCAAGATCAAGGGTTCGGCGATCGGCAGCGGCATCGCGTCGATGTTCTCCGGGTTGAAGACGATCACCGCCGGGAATGTGACGGTGGTCGGTAAGACGGTGACCGGCACCCCTGGCGGCGCCACGGGCAAAGGTCCTGGCCTGCTGACCGCGATCGGCGGACCGGTCGGTATCGCCGCCCTGATCACCGCGGTGGCGGTGGCGTTCAATGCGAAGCGGTACACCGAGGACAAGCGCAGCCCGATCCCCGCACCTGCCCCCGGCGGGCTGCCCGGTCTGGGTAACCCCGGCGCGTCGATCGTCAGCGGGCGTAACCGCGCCTCGGATGCTGCCGCCCGTATCACCCGTCAGGAACTTGAGGCGACCGCGAAGGCGGCCGGCGACGCTGCCGCGAAGGCCGGTGTGCTGGCGACGAAGATCCGCATGTTGCCGAAGCCTGCCCGTGAGGCGGCGATCGAGGCGAACAAGGTCGCGGCTGCTGCGGCGAAGGCGGCGCAGAACCGTACGGCGAAGATCACCATCAAGGGCGCCAAGCAGGCCGCCAACGACGCGATGGATGTCGCCAACAAGCTCAAGCGCATCCAGAACCGCGACGCGCGCGTCACCGCCCGTGGCGCACGTCAGGCCGCTGCCGATGCGGTCAACGTCGCCAACCGGCTGCGCGCGATCCCCGACGCGCGACCGAGGATCACCGTCGAGCAGGGGCAGGCGGTCGCCGCCATCGCGCAGGTGACGGCGAACCTCGCCGCGGTGCAGTCGAAGACGATCTACCTCAACGTCGTCCGCAACGAGTCCGGCGGCAAGAACGCCGCGTCCGGCGGTTACATCACCGGGCCGGGTTCGGCGACCTCCGACTCGATCCCGGCGTGGCTGTCCAACGGCGAGTACGTCATCCGCGCCGCTGCTGTCCAGCGGTACGGCGTCGACACGTTCCACAAACTCAACGCGCTCAACTTCGCCAAGGGTGGCGAGGTCAAGAAGGAACTGAAGCAGTCGAAGGCGGAGGCGGCACGGCAACGGCGCATCGCGGCGCAGGCCGAGCGGCGTGGACTGTCCGACACGGTGCTGTCGTTCCTCGGCAGCATGTCGAGCAAGGCGGCGCTGAAGGCGCTGGCGACGATGGGTGACGGCGCTCTGAGCAAGTCCGCTCGCCGCGCCAGTGCCGTCGGGCGGCTTCAGGAGAGGCGCCAGAGCGCACGCGACGCGCAGCGTCAGGCGCAGGAGGACGCCGCCGCTGCCGCCGAGGAAGCCGCGCAGGCAGCCGCCGCGGCTGCCGAGAGGGAACGCTCGGCGCAGGAGTCGGTGCGCGCCGCGATCGAGGAGACCGCAGCGTCGTACCGTTCGTTCGCATCCATCGCCACGACCACCGTCGACGACGTGACCGCCGCGCAGGAGAAGTTGCTGACCGCCGAGGACGCGGTCACCACGGCACGTCGCAAGTTCGACCTTGCCGGTAACGACCGTGACCGTGCGGCTGCGGCGAAGGAACTGGCCGAGGCCGAGAAGAACCTGACGACGGCGCAGCGTGAACGCAACAATGTCAGCGAGAAGCCGACGTCTGGCAGCATCCGCGCCAACATGGCCGGCAAACTCACGAAGCTCAAGGGCTTCGCGGCGGCGGTGAAGCAGTTGAAGGCCAACGGCCTCAACGCCACCACGCTGGCTGACATCCTGAGCATGGGTCCGGATCAGGGTTACGACTATGCCAAGGCGCTGCTCGACGGCGGCATCGGCGACCTGAACGCGTTGCAGGCCGACATCACCGCGACCTCGGCCGACCTCGGGCTGTTCAGCGCCGGTGTCAACTCCGCGTCGGCGACGGCGATCGGCATGGCGAACGCTGCCGCCGGCGGGCTGAACCTGGCGCTCGTCCCGGCGCCGGTGACGTTGAACCTGAACGGCCGCGAGATCGCCACAGCACTGCTCGAGTACCAGCGACAGAACGGCGGCTGACATGGGTGGCGCGGTTGCACTGCCCCTGGTCGTCGAGGTCGCGTTCGGCGCCGAGCCGTTGGACACGGGGACGCTGACGTGGACGGACATCTCCGACTATGTGCGGCGTAACCCCGGTGTGGACTTCCTGCGCGGCTGGGACACCGAGACCGGCGAACCCATCGCCGGACGGTTGTCGTTCACGCTGAACAACGACGACGGCGACTTCACCCCCGGCGAGACGGGCGCGTTCGGTGAGATCCGCAACCGGCTGCCGATCAGGGTGTCGGCGGTGATCGGCACGTCGACGGGCAACGCCCTGACCTATGACGAGGCCATCGGCTGGTACGACATGCTCGGCGCCACCTACGACGACGCCGAGATCGGCACCGTGGTGCTGTGGACGGGCCTGGTGGAGTCGTGGCGGCAGTCGTGGGAGAACGGCGTCCGCTCGCAGGTGCAGGTGACGGCGGTCGACCGTTGGGCGGCGATCAGGCGCATCAAGATCGACCAGGACCGCCTCGACGTCGCCGCGCGGGTCACCGGCCGGTCGATGTACTACAAGTTCCGCGACACGACGACGACGTTCGTGGATTCGGTGGGCCTCGGTCTGCCGTTCCAGGCGCCGAACGGCACGTCGGATCTGCAACCGGCGACGGTCGACGACCCCACCGGCGACACCGACCTGCCCGACGTGCTCGGCATCGACGCGACCGGCAACAACCTCGTCGCCGTGGTCGGCAGCGACGCCGCGTTCTCGCTGGACACCGGGCTGAGCATGACGCTGATCCTGAAGGCGTCGGGCTGGAACGACACCGCCGAGAACGTGCAGTTCGAGTTGCGGGCGCCGGACGGCAACACCCGCGCCTACGTCGACCTGTTCTACAACGGGTCGGGCAAACTCGACTCCGACGCGAGGGTGCAGACACCCGGCGGCACCGCGCTGGCGAACACCGTCCGCACCGTGTCGCAGGACGCCTGGCAGGCTGTCACGTTGACGGCCAAGCGGGCGGCGGGGACGACGACCGTGAAGGTGTACGTCAACGGCGCGCTTGAGGCCAGCGGCTCGGCCGCCACCGACGAACTCAGCGCCACGCAGTCGATCCACATCCGGCCCGACTTCGACTCGACGCACACGCTTGCCATCGGCGGCGTGATGATGCACCCGTTGGAGATGAACGCGGCCGAGGTCGAGTTCATCGCGCAGCAACTCGCGTCGTGGACCGGCGAGACCGCCGACGTGCGTGCGGGTCGGCTCAAGAACTTCGGGCCGATCACGTTGCAGACCGCCGGCACGTTCACCGCCACCATGTCGAAGCAGGATCTGGCCGACAAGGCGCTGGCCGACGCGCTGCTCGAATGCGGCGTCGCCGAACGCGGCACCATCTACATCGGCCGCGACGGCTGGCCGGTGCTGACGTCGAGGTCGTGGCGGGTCGCCTCGCCGGTGTCGTTCACGATCCCGGCGACCGCGCTGGCCGCCGACGTGACGTTCACGCTCGACGACCAGCAGTTGACCAACTCCGCGACCGTCGACCGGATGGTCGGCGCCGAGGTCGCCGGCACCGTCAAGGCCACCAACGACGCCAGCGTCGCCACCTACGGCGAGCAGAACAAGACGTTGCAGGTGTGGCTCGACACCGACGCGCAACTGCTCGAACGCGCCAACGCCGAGGCCAACATCGACGCTGTCGCGCAGCCCCGCTCGTCGGACCTAATGGTCGACATCATGTCGAAGTCGGCGACCATCTCGGCGTCGACGCTACTGGCCGCTGACATCGGCCAGCGGATCGCAGTGTCGGGGATGCCGTCGACGGCGCCGTCGACCGACGAGTTCTACATCGACTCGATCTCCGACAAGGTGACCGCGTCGGGTTGGGAGCGCACGTTCACCGTGTCGACCCGCGCCGACTACTTCACGATCGCCGACGCCACCTACGGACAACTCGACAACGTGTTCGTCCTGGCCTTCTAGGAGAGGATCGCTGTGGGAGTCTGGACTACGACGCCGCGCACATGGGTCGCCGGTGAGGTGCCGACCGCAACACACTTCAACGAGAACGTCCGCGACTTCGGCCGTGCGTTCGCCGACGCCTGGACGGCGTACACGCCGACGCTGACCGCGTCGACGACCAGCCCGACGAACTGGACGCAGACCGGCTACTACGTGCAGGCCGGAAAGTTGGTGACCGCCAAGTTCCTGCTTACCGCGGGCGCGTCGATGACCGCCGGATCAGGCACCTACCGGGTCGCGCTGCCAGTGAACGCGAACACCACGATCGGCGATATGGAGATTGGCCCGGTAAAGATGCTGGACTCGTCGACCGGCAACCAGACCCTCGCATTCGCTGTCACGTCCGCTGCCGGCTATCTGACGATCGAGTACCAGTCGTCGCTGACGGCGCTCGCGCTCGTCACCAACGCTGCCCCGTGGGCGTGGGCCAGCGGCGACACGATCCGCGGACAGATCACCTACGAAGCGGCATAAGGAGACACTGTGGCAACGAACTACCCCGGCAGCATCGACTCGTTGACGAACCCGTCGGCGGGTGACGCGCTCACATCGCCGTCGCACTCCGCGCAGCACGCCAACGCCAACGACGCCATCGAGGCGATCGAGACCGAACTCGGTGTCAACCCGTCCGGCAGTGATGCGACGGTGGCGGCGCGGCTGTCCGCGATCGAAGCGGGCACGAACCTTGCCACGGGCGCCGTCACCAGCGCGAAGATCGCCGACGGCACGATCGTCAACGACGACATCAACGCGTCGGCTGCGATCGCGCGCTCGAAGATCAGCGGGCTGCCCACATCCAGCACCGACAACACTGTCGCCCGGTTCGATTCCACAGCCGGTGCGATCCAGACCTCCGGCGTGGTCATCGACGACAACAACCGTCTCACGGTTGCCACCGGCGCCACGGGTGGCTACGGGTTCGCCTCCGGTGCCGTCCACCTGTCCGGCACCGGCAGCCCCGAGGGTGTCGTCACCGCCACCCCCGGCTCGACGTGGTTGCAGACCGACGCCACCACCGACGTGAAGGGGTGGATCAGGTGGATCAAGGCCACCGGCACCGGCAACACCGGGTGGCAGGCAGGCGCGGAAGCGGATACCGGGACACGCAACCTGAACGGGGTGGCATGGGCAAACGGGTGGGCACCGTGGGGAGCCAACGGGCAGCGCCTACGCCGTATCGGCAACGTCGTGGATATGGAGATCGACCTGACCAAAGCCTCTGCGACGAACGACACCTGTTACACGCTCCCCAGCGGGTTCAGGCCATTCAGCCCGTCCATCGGCGCGGTGTTCACTTGTCAGTCTGCTAACTCGGCGGTTCCCGCAGAGGTGGTCGTCGTCAACGGGGATATCAACGTAATACGGTCGTCCATCTCCGGCGATGTCATGTATATGCGCCTCTGCTTCATCACCTCCGACGCCTGGCCCACCTCGCTGCCCGGTTCCGCCGCCTAACCCCCACCACCACAAGGAGACACCAGTGTCGTACAACGCCATCGCCGCCGCCGCCGCCGACCCGCACCTCAAGGCCCGCGTCGCTGCCTGCTTCGCGCAGGAGACCACCGGACCTGAGCAGCCCGAGGCCCTCGCGTCGGTCCACATGTGGCGCATCGTCGCCAACGGCCCCATCGCCGACGCCTACTCGTATGCCGTCGCCACCGACGTCCCCAACCCCGGCAAGGACGAGGCCGTCGTCACCGACGCCAACATCCTCGCCGCCGTCACCGCCATCGTCGCCCCCGCGCCGGTGCAGGAGTAGGCCGTGACCGAGGACGCCAACGAGACGTGGCGGGTCGCGCTGGCCCGCGTCGAAGGCAAGATCGACACGATGGTCAACCTCACCACCACCATGCAGTCCGCCGTCATCGCCCTTGAGGCCCGCGTCCGCGAACTGGAAACGGCAATGGCGCGGGTCAAGCAGCAACTCAACGAGATCGAACGCCACGAACCGCAGCGCGCCAACTGGACCGGCGTCATCGCCGCCGCCGCCGCCTGCCTCACCGTCGGTTTCATCGTCGCCGAACGACTGTTCCAATAGGAGGAAACATGAGAACCACCGCATTCTGGATCGACGCCGCCGAGCGTGCCGTCCGCACCTTCGCCCAGGCCCTGGTCGCCGTGCTGGTGGCCGGGTTCGTGTTCACCGACGCCGCCGCCTGGGGCGAAGCCCTGCTGGCCTCTGCGGTGGCCGCGCTGATCTCGCTGCTCACCTCGGTGGCAGCGTCCGGCGTCGGCGACCCGAGCTCGCCGTCGCTGCTGCCGACCGTCGAGCAGCCCGACCCCAACGACGACTACTGAAAGGTCACGCGATGAGTAAGCGTCTACGCCAGAAGGGCACCACCTACGTCGGCAAGCGCCGCACCCGCGTCGCCGTCGACCGTGGCCGCCGCAAGCAAGGCCAGAAGGCCGTCGAGCGGATGCGTGAGTGGCACCGCAAAGGCACCAAGACATCGCCGTACGGCATCGCCTGGTTGGGTCACTGCGCCCACTCCGTCGCCGCCGCCCACGGCCGCAGCGCCTCGGGCTGGAACGCGGTCGACGGCTGGTTCCGCACCCCCGCCAAGTACCGACACTCCGGCAAGAACGCGAAGAACGCCCCCCGTGGCGCGCTCCAGTTCTGGTCCGGCGGCAGCAAAGGCTACGGCCATGTCACCGTCGCCAACGGTCGCGGCAAGTCGTGGGGTGTTGACCTGCCCGTCTCCGGCGAGATCGGCATGGTGCCGACCGGCGAGATCGCAGCCCGCTGGGGTCTGCGCTACCTCGGCTGGATCTGGGCCGACGAGGTCGCCGGTTGGTGACCGACTAAGACCGCGGCGGGGAGTCCCGATCCGCACCCCCGACCGCACAACGAAGCGCCCCCACCGTCACAAGCGGTGGGGGCGCTTTCGTGCGTCCGGTGTCCCCTATGCCGCCGCCCACGCACCCGCAGCCGCCCGCGTCAGATCGTCGTCGTCGACCGCGACATATCGACGCCGTGCGGGTGCTGCTCGGGCAGTCGCCCACTAGGCGGGTTCCTAACTTTGTGCGGCGTGTCGTTCCAATGTGCTTGACAAAGATTGTGCGTATGCACAAGGTTGGTCCCATGCAACCAACCCTGCTCACAACCGCCGAGGTCGCCGGGCGCCTCCGGGTTTCCATCCCAACGGTCAACAGGTGGGTCCGCGACGGACGACTGACCCCGGTCCAGAAGTTGCCCGGCATCCGTGGCGCGAACCTGTTCGACCCGTCAGACATCGACACCCTCAAGGAGTGCCATCCCTTCCACCGCTGACGGCGCCGCCCCTAAACCCAACACCATCCACCGACGACCAAGGAGACCAAGACGATGGGCGAGACGATCTGGCCGGGTGAGTACCGGCGCAAGGTGACCCGCTGCAAAGCCATGCGGGTCACCACCGAGAACCTGCCGCAGGTCGCCGCCTGGTGCGGCGGGCACACCTGGGCCTCCGCAGTGGTGGTGCCCATCTACAGCGACGGCAAGCGTGGCGAGGACACCGCCCCGATCGGGTCCTGGGTGGTGCAGGTCGGCGGGGTGTTCCGGATCTGGCCGGCGGAGGCGTTCACCGCCGAATGGACGGCGGTGACCTCATGATCGCCATGCCTCATCTGCTGTTCCTGACCGTCGTCTTCGCCGCCGGGCTGGCCGCCTGGGCCGTCGACCTCGGCGAGCACGACACTGTCACCGCCGTGGCAGGCACCATCGTGGCCGGGCTGGGCGCCGGGATCTTCCTGGGGGTGTGGGCGCCTGATGAGGCCGCCCTACGGTCACCGGCTGACCGACCAGACCGACGGGCCCTTCCGGCTGTGCGAGTGCGGGATCGGGATCGCCGTCGACCCCCGCGACGAGCTGAAGGTGTACCGGCGCCACCGCCTGCACCTCGAGGCCGTCGAGCACGTGTCCCGCGACCGGCACCCCGCCTTCGGGGGCCGGGATGTCTGACTTCGCCGACGCCTTCGAGAAGGGCTTCGTGGCCGTGGGGACCATCGCGGTGATCACCGGGCTGATCGTGTGGGCCGCCGATGTCTGGACCAAGTGGAGGAACCGATGAATGTAGTGCTGACCCTGCTGGCGATATGCGGGCTGATCGTGCTCGCACCGATGGCCCTGGCCATGGTGCTGCTCATCACCGCCTACAGCATCGGCGCGGTGCGGGTGTGGCGTGAGGACCGCCGGCTACGCACGGACTTCGAGCGGATCATCGGGGAGCAGGTGAAGCGCTGATGGCGAATCCGTCCCGCGACAAGGGCACGCGAATGGAAACCACCGCCAAGCGGTATCTGCAGGCGTCCGGCTGGCCGCAGGCCGACCGGCAACCGCTGCGCGGCGACCGCGACCAGGGCGACCTGGTGGTCTGCCGAACGCCTCTTGTGGTGGCTGAAGTGAAGTACCGGGACCGCACGTTCTCCGACGCGCAGGTGGGCCGCTGGCTCGAGGAGACCGAACGGGAAGCGGTGCACGCCGGCGCGGACCTGTCGGTGCTGATCGTGGCCCGTAAGGGTGTGCGCGTCGAGTACTGGGATGCGGTGATGGCCGCCAACGACTGGATGCTGCTGCTGTCCGGGGACGAGGTGCTGCCCACCGACGCACCCTGGGCGCTGCGCGCATCGCTGGCCGACTGGTCACGGATGGCCCTGGCATGGGTGGAGGGGCTGACATGAACTGCTCCATCTGCGGACGCAGCTCGCTGGCCGCCACCTACTACATGTACCGAAAGGACGGCACCCGATGACCGCCTACTTCAGCAACGGAAGTGAGTGGGACGCCTGGAGCGCCGCCTGGTGCGAAACCTGCATCCACGACGCCGCCGGGCCGGAGGACGGCTGCCCGATCATCCTCCAACTGCTGCTCGGAGAGCCCACCGAGCACGTAGGACGAGGACCCGATTGGAGTCCACAGACCGTCGCATGGTGCTCTCAATTCGAGAAGCGGCCGAAATGGCACGGGGAGGTCGTGGGTGACGTAGTCGGTGGCGGCTTGCTCGTGCTGATCGTCGACACAGAAGACGACGCCGAACAGTCCGAACACTGGGACGGCACCACGCCCTGGGAATCCGACGCCCTCGACGGCGGTGACGCATGAGTAGTTACTACAAGGCAACCCGCCCGGACGGAACCGACTTCTACACCGGCACCGTCGACTACGGCGCGGCCCTGGCTTCCGGCGACACGATCCGACTCGACTCCGACGAAACGGAGTTCCCCGGTCCCGGCTGGCTGCACCTGGCCACCGTGCCGACTGAATGCGACGGGATGACGTGGCCCTGCCGACTGTTCGAGGTGGAGCCTGTCGGGGAGTTTCACCGCGGCGAGGGTCACCCGTACAAGATCGGGTGCCGTGAGGTCCGAGTTCTGCGGGAGTTGCCCGCGCATGAGGCGTTCGGGCCGCAGGGCGAACAGGTCGCGGCGCTGATCGAGCGGGCGCGGTGTCTCACCGCAGCCGAGATTAAGCGACTACACGCGGCGTGGTACGCGGCGAGGGCCGCGGCGAGGGCCGCGGCGAGGTACGCGGCGTGGGACGCGGCGAGGGCCGCGGCGAGGTACACGGCGTGGGACGCGGCGTGGGACGCGGCGTGGGACGCGGCGTGGTACGCGGCGAGGGACGCGGCGGGGTACGCGGCGAGGGACGCGGCGAGGGACGCGGCGGGGTACGCGGCGGGGGACGCGGCGGGGTACGCGGCGTGGTCTCTGGTGGCGCGAGACCTGATCTCCACTGATGCCTACGACACCTTGACTCGCCCGTGGGGTGAAGTCATCGGCCCGATCCACCCCGACGACCCCGACATGAGGAGAGGCGCATGAGTGCGAACGACTGGATGCTGATGCTGTCCGGCGACCAGGTCCTGCCCACGGATGCGCCCTGGCCGATGCGCACCAGCCTCGAGCACTGGTCGCGCATCGCGCTGGCCTGGGTGGAGGCGCAATGATCCGCACCGACATCTACGAACGCATCGAGCACGAACGCCGCGAACAGCACGCCAAATGGGGCGGCACACACGAGTGGGGCGTCGGTGACTGCTCAAGTCCTGACGTCGCCATCACCGTAAAGGCCGCGGTACTCGCCGAGGAATGCGGCGAAGTATCCCGCGCCGTGCTTGACCAAGACCGCGAACAACTACGCACCGAACTCATCCAGGTCGCAGCAGTGGCCGTCGCATGGCTGGAGGGCATGTGAGTTACGCAGACTTCCTCGAACGCAAGATCCGACAGACCGACGGCATCGGCATCGACGTCGACCCTGTCGACCTCAACCAGTGGATGCATCCGTGGCAGCGGGAGATCGTCGCATGGGCGGCCCGCCGCGGCCGTGCCGCCATCTGGGCGGACACCGGACTCGGCAAGACGGCGATGCAGGTCGAATGGCTGCGGATCGTGGCACAGGACGGCATCGGGTTGATCGTCGCGCCACTCGCTGTATGCCAGCAGACGATCCGGGAGGCGCGCGACCACCTCGGCGTCACCGCCACCTACGTCAGGGAGATGCCGACCGCCCCCGGCATCTACGTCACCAACTACGAGATGGTCGACCGATTCGACGCCGACATGATTCGCGCCGTGGTGCTCGATGAGTCCAGCATTCTCAAGCAGTCCGACGGCAAGACCCGCACCATGCTCATCAAGCACTTCGCCGACGTCCCGTTCCGTCTGGCGTGTACCGCCACGCCGGCGCCGAACGACCCCGAAGAGCTGACCAACCACGCCGAGTTCCTTGGCGTGTCCACAAGGACGGAAATGCTCGCTGCCTACTTCGTCCACGACCAGGATGGGTGGAGGCTCAAAGGCCACGCGCGGCGGCCGATGTTCCGGTGGATGGCGTCATGGGCGGTGGCACTGCGGCGGCCGTCGGATATGGGGTACGACGACGCGGGATACGTCCTGCCGGAGTTGCACATCCACACCCACCTAATCGACGTCAACGTCGTGCCAGACGGGCAACTGTTCGCCACCGACATCGGCGGCGTCGGCGGGCGCGCAGCGGTGCGGAAGTCGACCATCGAGGACCGCTGTCAGCACGCCGCCGAACTCATCAAACGCGAGCCGGACGAACCGTGGATCGTCTGGTGCGGGTTGAATGCCGAAGCCGAAATGATGGCCGAGCTGCTGCCCGGATCGGTCAACGTCCACGGCGGCTGGACGCCGGAGGACAAGGCGCAAGCCATGCTCGACTTCGCCGACGGCAAGATCCGCACACTCATCACGAAGCCGTCGATCGCATCATTCGGACTCAACTGGCAGCACTGCGCCCGCATGGCGTTCGTCGGCCTGTCCGACTCGTACGAGTCCTACTACCAGTCGATCCGGCGCTGCTACCGATACGGCCAGACCCGCGAAGTCGAGGCCCACATCATCCTCACCGCACTTGAACAGCAGATCGCGTCGAACGTCAACCGCAAGCAACTCGCCGCCGCCGACATGACCGCCGAACTGGTGCGGGCACTCAACGAACAGAAGGAGAACGCATGACCGAGATCATCGACAACTACATGACCGCCGAGGAATCCGGCGACGGCTGGCAACTGTGGCTCGGCGACTCGTGTGAACGCATGGCCGAGATCCCCGACAACTCTGTAGGTCTCAGCGTGTACTCGCCGCCGTTCGCGTCGCTGTTCACCTACTCGCCGTCACCGCGGGACCTCGGCAACAACGCCACCCGTGAGGACTTCTTGGAGCACTACTCGTACATCATCCGCGAGAACCTGCGGATCACGATGCCGGGTCGGATCTGCGCCGTACATGTGCAGCAAGTCACCACGACGATGTCGACCCACGGCGTGATCGGACTTACCGACTTCCGCGGCCAGGTCATCGCCGCCTATGTGGACGCCGGGTGGATCTTCCACGGCGAGGTCACCGTCGACAAAGACCCGCAGGCGCAGGCGATCCGCACTAAGGCGCAGGCGCTCATGTTCGTCACGAAGAACCGAGACAGCAGCATGACCAGGCCAGCGCTTGCTGATTACCTGCTGCTGTTCCGCAAGCCTGGTGACAACGAGGTCCCCATCAAGAACGATGTCACCAACGACGAGTGGATCGAGTGGGCGCGGCCAGTGTGGCTCGACATCAAAGAAAGCAACACGCTGAACGCCCGCGTCGCGCGTGAGGCTGCCGACGAGCGTCACATCTGCCCGCTGCAACTGGACTTCATCGAGCGGTGCGTGCGGCTGTGGAGCAATCCCGGCGAGACAGTGTTCACGCCGTTCGCCGGCATCGGCTCCGAGGTATACATCGCCGTCCAGCAAGGGCGTCGGGCACTCGGCATCGAACTGAAGCCGTCGTACTGGCAGACCGCGGTCCGCAACCTCCGCGTACTCGACGAGCAGAAGAATCAGTCGGAGTTGTTCTAGATGACTACTACCTGCGCCGCCCCCGACTGCACCAGGCCCGCCCGTGCCCGTGGCTACTGCGACACCCACTACCGCCGCGTGCGCAAGTGGGGCGATCCCACTGTGGTGCTTCGGCCGTGGGGCACCGACCACC